ATGTAATAGGGGTTAACATTCCAACCTTGGCAATATTAGACTTTAAAGCCTTATATTCAAGTGTTTTCTTATTTGTTTTTTCTGCTCTGACATTACCTTCAGAGATTAATTTACTTACTGGTATTGTATTCATTTATAAGTTCCTTCTATGTATAGGTCTATTTTTGATTGTATGTATGCAAGTTCTGCATCTTCTTCTATTTTTCTTTCTAACGCTTTACCTGTTAGAAGCTTTTTTTTGGTTTTGTTTTTTGTTTTATTCATATTTTTTTATGTATAGATATTAGAGGGGGTAAATTTGCATAAGTACATTGTTTTATTACACTTATGAAAATTTCAAGATGACAAAAATGTCACCTATAGTATGCGTCAACAGGACAAAAATGTCCTCTTTAGCACATATAAATAGGTCAAAAATGTCCTATTTTGTAATTTATAGGGATGAGTTTTGCAGCTATGCTCTTCGCATTTAACTTATTTGATTTATCTTTCAACCAAGGTTTCATCAGACCCTGAGTTTTAATCTCAGAAACCCATCCCATTAGCTAATATTTGCTATTTATTTTTGTGAATATTTACGCCCACCTGCAGTGAGTTTATATTCTTTAACTAGCTCAACACCTTCACCTTTGTAGAATGGTTCTACCCATTTAATACAACGCACC